GCGCCCGCACCTCGCTCCACCCATCAATCCAGCCCGACGGCACCGGCAGGCGCTGGCCACCGGCCACGCTAGTCACGTCTTCGACGCGCACGCGCGGGGCGTCCGCCGAATAGCGCGACACCGCCGTGGTGTTGGCGGTGTCGCGCTGTTCGGTCGAGATGACCTGGTCGCGATCGCGAACCAGGTCATCCACCAGCGACTGGAAGGCAGCCAGCAACATCGGTCAGGCGACGATGGCGCCGTAGAAGCCCCGGTAGTCGCGCACGGCGCCGCTGTACACGTGCCGGATCTTGTACTTGATCTGGTCGTTGCTGAAGAGGCTGCCCTGCGTCGGGTTGTCCTGGATGAACAGGCTCGGCTCCTCCCCGCCGTAGAAGCCAATCTCGATCAGCGGCACCTGCGCGTTGTCGGCCGTCGCGAACCAGTTGTTCGTGTCGGTCCAGTAGTCCACCACGTGCACCGTCGGCTTGCGGCTCTGGACAAAGGTCTCGTCGTTGTTCGTGTTGCGCACGAACAGGTCGAACGCGGTCTCCTCCAGCTCAGACGGCACCGCCAGGTGACGCAGCGTGAGACCGAGGCGCTTGGCGCTGGTGAGTTCGGTCTGCTTCTTGACCGCCAGACGCGCGGCCGCAAAGTTGGCGGCGTTCAGAGCAGCCGTGCCAAGGTTCGCATGCGTCGCATGGAACAACGCCACGCCGTCGTACACCGTCGGGTTGGTGGCCAGGAAGTTGTAGACGAACTCGTACAGCGTGCGACCCGCCGCAGTCGCGAGCGCCAGCGGGATGCGCCGAAGCATGCCGACATCGTCGTTGGCGACGGCCTCGAGGCTGATGGTCTCCGTGCCGCCGCGCTTGGTCACCGCGTAGGTGGCCTTGTCGTCACCCGGCGAGGTCAACGGATCATAGGCGCCGTTCTCGGCCACGGCCGGCAGATTGCCGTAGCCGCCCATCCGGGTGCGCTCCTGGGTGCGGAAGTCGGTCACCGGCACCACGTCGCACAGCCAGCGCCAGTCGCTGTAGGACTCCAGCGCGCCGTAGTCGCGGATCATCGCGCGCGTGATCGAGTCGCCCAGGATGTCGCCGAAGGTCGCGGCACTGATGGCTTCCGCGAAGCGCGTGCCCGCGACTGCTTCCCGCAGGCGCGCCATGTCGCATTCCTGGATCAGGCCCGAGATGCGGCGGTCGCCGGTCACTTCGATGTAGGCCTCCCGGAACGAGCGCGCCGGCTTCTTCGGGTCGAAGAAGTCGTCGAACATCTGGGTGACCTTCTGGCTGCGATCCTGGCCAGCCTCGACGCGCATGTCACCCAGACCGGTGATGCGGGCCCCTTCGGTGACGCGCAACAGGTACTCGCGCTCGTCCTTGATCGCCCGGGAGACGTCGTCAGCGGCGATGCTGGTGGCCTCGACAAAGCGCTGGATGAGGCGGTCCTTGCTCGCCTGCGGCAATGCGGCGGCGCTGATCGCAGTACGCGCGTCAGCCCGGGCTTCAATCAGCTTGAATCGAGCTTCGATGGTGTCGACCTGTCCCCCGGCCAATCCATTGGCCGGGGCGGTCGTACCGCTCTCTGCTGGTGGGGTGTGCGGGGTGGCCACCGCTTCGCGGTAGGCCGTGAGGACGGCAGCGTCATCGGCGTTCACCAGGCTGGCGGCCAGCACGGCGTTCGCAATGGCAATCTGGGAAATCATCTGCGTGCGCAGCATGTCGGGCTCCTGGTGGGCTTCAACGAAACGAATGACTTGCCCGCCGGCGCCGGGCTCGATGATGAGATCCACGCTGCTCACCTTGATGAGCTTGGTGGCCTCCCGGAACTTGCCTTTCTGCTTGGCGGTGCCCTCGGCGTCGATCGACAGACCGAACAGATCGGTCATGCCGCGCGCCACGCACTCACGCAGCGTCTTGGCCACGCTGCTGCTCTCGAGCACGTCGAGAACGGCCTGCACTTCGCCGCCATTGGCTTCGACGAAGCGGGCGTCAGAGAGCTTGCCGACCAGGCGACGGAAATCCTTGGCGTCCGCCTTGCCCTGGATGTGCTCGACATCGGACTTCACGAACACGCGCACGCCATCGAACAGCGGCGCGGCTTCGCGCAACACTGCTCGGGGATAGTCGACGCCGTTCAGGCTGGTGCCCGCGCGAATCACGCGCACCAGGTAACGGGGCGGGACAGAAGCATCGCCTGCGAGCGCCTCGACGAAGATCGAAGCGCCCGCAGGTCCTGCCTCCCGCGCCCCCGCGGACGGATGGCCCTCGCGCATGGCGACGGGCGTGTGATCGAGCACGACTTCAACGGCCGAGCCCAAGGTGATGACGTTCTTGTCGTCCAGCGTCCAGGGGTAGGCATACAGCCTGCCCTCGCGCTGGATGACGGCGCGGTCCGGGTAGACGGCGACGATGTTGACCCAGTCGCCTTCGCGAATCGCGGCCACCTTGCGCACGGCGCCACGGATCAGCTCGATGACCTGGTGGAGTTCAGTCGCGGCCGCCTCGCGCAATGCGGTCTCGCCAATCAGGCCACCGGCAGGGATCACCGGCCGGATCACTCGACGAGTTCCTTCCACACGCGCACGTCGTCACTGACGACACGCACGTTGACCGCTTCAGCGAGCACTGTGACCTTGCCCTTCGGCGTGTAGCCCTCGGGCTTGCCAGGGGTCAGATCAGCATTCGCCGCAGCGCGCGCAGGCGCCTTCGCGGCGAGTTTGGCCGGCGGCGCGGCGGGGGACTTGGTCTGGGACACGGTTCGCTCCTGTCGGCATGAATGCGCGATGCAGGAGCGAATCTAGTGATGGGTGGCGGCGGGTACTTTTAGCCGATGCTACTGAGCGGCGCGACCCGCCGGGACGCGTGTAAACGAGAGTAGCACGCACTTTCGCGTGCCCGGCAAGCGATCGAGGCCGGCCACGGTCGGGGCAGCGGGGGCTATGGCGGCGGTGTGCTGCTCGGCGGAATGATCCAGGCGCAACCGGGGCCTGGCACTCGCCTCAGACGTCAGGGTCGCGGTGCACCACAAGTTTGCCGGCCAGATCCTGCATGTCCACCCGCACCGTGCTCTTGCCCCAGCCGCTGCCATCGACCACAGGAATGTGCCGGCAGCCGCAGTTGATGGTGTTGCGCGCGCTGCCGGCCGGGTCGCGCGGGTACATGAGCTTCTCACCGCCGACATCAAAGGGCTCGTTCACCGGCCGCACCTGTCCGTGTGCCTGGACGTGATCACGCCGCGGGTGCTTCTTGCCGCTGTGCACCCAGCGCTTCTTCAGGCCCGGCAGTTGCTGCGTCGCATCTTCCATGCTGGCCTGCGCCGCGGCGCTGTTGATGCGGCCGATCTCGGTGTAGACGATCATGCGTGCGCGATTGCGCGCGGCGCCGCCCAGCAGCTGCTGCACACGCGTGACGGCAGTGGACAGCGGCTGCGTGCCGATCAGCACCTGGCCAAGCTGGGTGTTGATGCGATTGCGGGTGGCGGTCGTTATGTCGGCGATCAGCTCGGTAAGCGCTACCCGCATCGACATCAGCTGACGCTGGTTGATGCGCGGGGTGAAGTCGAGGCCTTGGGCTGCCAGTGGGCCGGAGACCTCAGCCATACCAGCCCTTACCGCGGCCGACGTTCCCGACTCCGTTGCCGCCGTGGCGCCCCTGCGGAACGCCTCCAGATGCCGCGTAACGTCAGCCTGCAGCGCCTCGAGCCGTTGGCGTGACAAACCATCGCCCGATTCGCGGGCGAGCCGCGCGGCGATCAGCCGCTGAGCGATCTCCAGTTGCTGCAGTACCTGCGCGATGGTGTCGGCGCGAATGCGAGCGAGATCATTCGACATCGCCGGCGGCGCCCGTGCCCTCAACCTTGTTCGTGCCGGAATCGAACATCTCCTGCAGGGCCGCCTCCAGCTCGGCGTCGACATCGATATCCACGCCCAGCTGCTGGGCCAGCGCCGCCACCACACGCAAGGCCGTTTCACGTGTCAGAAGATTCTCGGCGACCAACTGCAGCACCGACGCCGTCGCCTGCTGCAGTGCGGCGGCATACTTGGTCGTGTCCTTGCTGGTCATCTCCGGCCACGCCACGCCCAGCGTCGCCAGCTGCTCGGCTTCCTTGGCTGAGAGTTCGCGGTCGAGCGCCCCCCAGTGTGAGCGGATGACGTACTGCCCGACCTGCTCGAGCATGTAGCCGATCAACGCTCGCCGCATTTCCAGCATGCGCTCGGTGGGCTCGGTCATGCTGCTGCCGGTGCTCTTGTTCACGTCCTCGGCGCCGCCGTACCAGTGCTCCGGCACCGTCGCGCCGCCCAGCATGTGATTTCGGATAAGCCGTGCCGCGGCTGCCGCGTCATAGGCATTGAGCGCCGGCGACTCGGCCTTCCAGGTCTCGCCCTCGTTGTGCACCCGCACGCTGTTGGGCCGTGGAGCCGTGATCGTCTTGGCACGCGCCGTGACCTCTTCGGGCGTGGCGCCTGTGAGTGTCACGTCCCAGATGAAGGCCCGCACGGCACTGGCGCGGTCGATCTCACCGAACAGGAACTGGTCGTAGGCGTCGAGCCAATCCATCTGCGCGAGCAGGTCAGACACCCCGCGCGTCGCGTTGCACAGTTCGTTCACCCGGAAGAAGAAGCAATCGCCATCGGTGAACGTCTGGCGGATCGCTTGCGTGCCTTCTACGAAGGCCGCCTCCGGCACGTTGACGATGATCCGATAGCGGCGCGCCTGACCCTTGCGGTTCTTCTTGGTGACGATGCCAATCGGTTGCTCGCGGTTCTCCGGGTCGGTGACCACGGTCGCGATGGTCGCCGGATCCAGATAGCCCAGGCGCACCATGCCCGTGGTCGCGGATCGGAACACTGGCCAGCACTGCTCGCCAAAGATGGAGAGCTCGCGCACCCGCTTGGGTAGCTTGATGTCCCAGGCATTCAGACCGTCTTTCCAGTGGCGGGTGAGTGCCGCCTGGGCGTCGTCGTCGTCGATGCGCCAGGTCACACCCTTGGCCAGCAGGTACGCCAAGGGCAGCTCGACCAGGCGGTTGGCCAGCAGGTTCGTACGCCACAGGTACTCGCCGAGTCGCTGCATGCGCTCGTGCGTCATTGGCTCAAGATCACGGCGGCCGTCACCTGTCAGCCGACGCCAGCCGTCGTCCTCCGTGTCGATGGTCGTGCCCACGGCTTCGCGGAGCGGCTCGGACGCCGGCGCCGGGGTGGGTGCAAAGATCGATTTGAAGCGGTCAAGCAGGCTCACGGTCGAATCTCCGGGCGGGTGCAGCTGCAAACTGGCCACAGGACTTTTGCTGAATTTCCCTGGGCGGACGCGGGCGGTTGAGTCGCTACCATCGCCGCTACACCGGCCGCCTGACGCTCAGGCCGCCGCGCGTGCGGTCGCCGAACATCGAAGTGCGCATGCGTCCGCGCATGGCGTCGGGGAGTTGATCCCTGGGATCAGCATCGACGGTCTCACCAGCGGCCGGCGCAACCTCCTCACGGGTGGCCGCCCACATCAGCAAGCCAGCGATCGCGCCGTCGCCATGTCGGTCTCCGCCGTCGCTGCCCTTGGTACGGGCCTCGCTCATGCGGGGATGGCCGTTCACGAGAACCACCGAGCGGTGGTCTGCGATCCAGTCCTCGTCCCCGAAGGTCGCGATCTCGCCATCCTCGTAGGCCTGGTGGTAGCGCGGGAAATGGTTGTCGTACCAGGCGCCCGTCGCCTGCACGCACTCGACGCGCTGGTGTCCCAGCAGCTGCAGCGCAGCCTCGGCATGCGACTGACCGTTGCCGCGCGCATCGAACTTCGCGTGGTGGAGCAGCGGCAGTTCCTGCAGCAGCCACAGCGTGATCAGCTTCTGGCAGTCGAACGGGATGTTGCGCAGTTCGAAGCGCAATGGAGTGGACCAGCCTCGATGCAGGAGGAGCTTCTGACCGACCACGCCGATCGAGAGGTCGCCGCTGCGGCCAAAGTCCTGGCCGAACACCGTTCGAAGTGCGGGCGGCAGCGCACGCACGACGGGCGCAAGCACCTCGTCGATCCATTCCTGGGTGATGCGCAGCCGCTCGGGGTCGGTCACGAACGTCGCCGGCTTGGTGTACTGCACGACAACGCACCCCTCGGCGGCGCACTTCTCCAGCAGCAACCGGCTGAAGAACACGCCGCTGCCCCGCTTGGGGATGCACTCCAGCTCTTCGTCGGCCGACTCCGTCGACGTGTAGCGGATACGGGAGTCGCGAACGAACGTGACCTCGGACTCCGCCGACCAGGACTTCCGGGTCACCAGGCAGATGCGGCGATAGAGCCCCTCGCGGATTGCATCGCTGAAGCGCACCCGGTGATGGGACCAGTTCAGCGTGCCGGCAATGCACCGCTTCACATACTCATTGAAGGGGTTGTCCTCGCCATTGTGCGTCCCGCCGATCGAGATCCGGCCGCCCCACGTCTGGTAGGCCAACGCGCCGTCGATGACGGTATCGAGGTGCAGGTGGTGTCCTGCTTCGTCGATCCGCGCATGGCCCTGTCGGCCACGCCAGTTGTGCGGCATTGAGGAGAGCGCCTCGATCTTGTTGCCGTTGGCCAGCGTCACGCGGTAGCGGACGATGTCGCGCTTCTCGTTCCCGATCAGCGCCTCTTCGAAGCCCACGTCGATCTCGGAGAGGATGGTCTGGAACCACCGCGCGAAGGTGGCGCAGTCGCCGATGAACTCGGCAGCCATGGACTGGTTATAGCCCATGTAGAACTGGTCCATGCCCCCATCATCGAGCGAGGCTTCCAGCACCGCCTCCGGTGCCCAGGCTCCCCAGGTGAAGCCGATGCGCCGTCCCTTGTCACAGATGCGTACCACCGACATGTCCAGGTGCCAGCGCTGCTGGTAGGGCAAGAGGATGTAAGGGATGCGCTCCCGATCCATGTCATCGCCGATCACCGCACCCGCGCGGTGGCGCTGAATGTCGTCGACAAGCTCCAACGCTAGCTGGCGCTCCTCGGGTGTCACGCTGGCGGCGGCTCGGATGCGTCAGGCTTGATGCCCAGGAACTCGGCGCGAATCGCCGCCCACTGTTCGCGAGTGAGGCCCTTCGCCTTGGCCACCTTCTCCGCTGCCTGTGCCTGCCGCTTGAGGGCGATCTGCTCAGCGGAGACGCGACGCTTGAGGCTGCCACCGTCGGCGCGCTCGACGTGATCAAGGGCCTTCGCGGCGAGCATCAGCTCCTGCGCGCTCACCGGATCCGCATTCTCTTTGCCTTCGGCCGCTTCATCAGACCGCCGTCGCAGATCCGCCACCACACGACCAGCCAGCAACTTGAGCGTCTCGGAGATCATCACGCCGGTGTCGCCGTCGGGGTTCTCGCTCAGCTCCTTGGTCCACAGGCGCGCGACTTCCTGCGCCTCGCGGTACTCATCCAGCTGCTCGCGCGCTTCCTTGAGCCAGCGCCCAACCGACGACTTGCTCACCGCGGCGCCGGCGGCATTCATCGCCTCGGTTGTACTCAGAATGGTGGCCGCCGGATCACGCGCCGCGCGCTCGGCGATCTTCCGTGCCTTGGGCGGCTGCTTGTCGATGGTGGACTTGCCGGCCACCGCTCAGCCCTCGATCAGCTGGACGCCGGGAAAGTCCAGGTCACCGCTGACCACCGCCTGGCCGCGTGCCGTGATCGTCAACATCGTCACCCCCGCCACCTCGCGGCGCTGGATCAGTCCGTGGCGCTCGAGCCAGGCGATGTCGATGTCGACGGTGTCGGGGTCGGCCTTGTAGCCCCAGCCGTTGAGCGTCGTGCGCAGCAGCTGCACGCTGCTGCCGCTGCGGTTGCTCTGCGCGAGGATGGCCAGGATGCGCCCCCGCCGATACGGCATCTGCTGTTCGATCAAGTTCACGATGCACCTCGTGCGGTCTGCAGGATGCGCAGCTGCTCGCGCAGCATTCGCGCCACTTCGGTCAACTCGCCGCGCGTCTCAGCCTGTTGCTCTGCCACGCGGTTGATCTTGTCGTGCAAGGGCCCGAGGTCGCGGGCGTGCAGACCATGCTTGTCCTGCTGGGACTGGTGCCCTTCGATGCGTGACACGATGGTGCGGACGTCGGCCAGCGACTCACGCAGCTCAACGACCGTCCGATCCGTGTGCGCCTTGGTGTCCTTATCGCCCGCGGCGATGGCGTTGCGCAGCTCGTCGATCGCCTCGCGCAGTTCGTCCAAGGTGGCCGATTGCCGCCACACCAGGATCAACGCGCAGATGGCCACCACGGCGCACACCAGGCAGAACGCTATCGCTGCCACCCAACCGTACTCACCCATATCGCCTCCCTGCTTGTCGCTCGAAGTCACGCGCGCACTCGGCGCAGTACTCTGTGGCGCCCAGCGCTCGCAACCGCGCCAGCGCGATGGGCTCGCTGCATCCTAAGCAGCAGCCGTTGGCAGGGGTGGCGGGCCGCGGCCGGCCGGCATGCGCCTTCAGGGCCATGTCGCGCGCCGACTGCTCGATCTGCTGGGCGTGGTCGACGTCGTCCATCAGCGCGCCTCGAAGCCATCCCCGAACACGCCGGTGCAAGGCGACGTGATGTGCACCACGCGCGTGGGCAAGGCATAGCGAAGGGGCGGGCCGCCGCAGGCGTCAATCTCGGCGCCAGCCGGCAAGGCCCACAGCGTGCCGTCAGGCAGGCGCACCACTCCCGACGCATCCATTCGCACGATGAAGGGCGGCGCGGCCACGGCCGTCGGCTCGTCAGCCAGTGCGTCGAACAGCACCAGCACGCCCACCACCAGCGCCAGCAGCAGCACGACCCGAACGATCATGGTTTCCACTGCCACCACCAGCGCGTCTTCATCGGCGGCTTACTCACGGCCTGAGCCCACTGCGCCAGCTCCGCTTGGCGGATTGCACAGTCGTCCAGCAGACCCATCGCCTTCACGTGGTTGTCCACCAGAGTCTTGCCGCGGTCGTTCTCCGCCGGCGGCGGACGCAGGCACGGCGCCAGCAGCTCCTCGCGCGGCGGCTCCACCCGCACGGCCCGCGTTGGCTTCATTCCACAGCCGGAGGCCGTCATCGCCAATGCGGCAATCATCAGCAGGACCGGGCGCGAACAGCCAGTCGAGAAGGCGCGCACGCTGCGCGTCGGCAAACGCCTGTTGGTCGCGGCGGGCGCGGGCGGCGGCATCGGTGATCTGTCGGAGTTCAGTGAGGGTGGACTGCTGCGCATCGAACACTTCCTCCAGATCGTTCAAGGCCACCGACGACTCACGCCAACCGCGCACCGTCCAGCCGCTGGTGAAGGCCAAAACAGCGACGGCCACGAGGGCCGCCAGCACCGGCTTGATGGCTAGCGCCTGGATCATGTCGGGCACACCGGCTCACCGGGCCAGCCGGCCGCGAGGTAGGCAGGCTCAACCGTGTGCAGGATGCGGCGCACATAGCCGCGGTTCTCCCGCATCGCCCACCCGGCGCGGGCCGAGTGCAGCTCCACCTGGTCAAACCACGCTGACGCATCAGCACCGGCGAACGCCGCGCGCCGACGATCGCGCTGAACCCAGCCCAGGCCTCCGTTGTAGCCGCTGAGCGTCATCGCCCACCGATCGCATTCACTGGCCGTGTCGCTGACGCGTCGATACAGCCAGCGGTCGTAGCAGACGGCGGCGCGCATGCTCCAGTTGGGATCCCACACGTCGGGCGGGCCAAGGTTCGGGCAAACCGACGGAATCCACTGCGCCGTCGCCGGCGTGAACTGCGTCAAGCCCTGTGCGAAGCGGCTGGCGGCGGCAGGGTTCCAGCGCGACTCCTGGTGCACCTGGGCGGCGATGCGCGCGGCCGGACGCAGGTCACCAAAGTGCGCGGCCACCTCGTGCTCCAGCTTGAGCCGATAGAGCACCGACGTCGCAGGGATGCTCACCGGATCGGCTGGCGCCGGTGCGGCCAACGCCACGCAGGCAACCAACAGCCCCAGGGCAACGTGCGCAAGGCGCTTCATTGGATGAGCCCCGCCGAGAGCATGGCAGCACCAACGATGAACGCGCGCCGCTTCTCCGCCGCCATTCGAGCCACATCGAGCGCGGTGGTGCCCAGCGAATCGCTCGGGTCAGTGCGGAACTGCGACGGCCGCGAGTGCGGATGCAACAGGCGGTCGATCCAGTAGCCCAGGTAGGCGAGGCCTGCGACCTTGCAGATCAGCCAGGCGAAGATGCCGAGCTTGCTGGCATTGGCGGCGTCACCCCCGCCGGAGAGGATCGGATTGGGCGTGGCGATCAGCCACAGCGCAACGGCGCAGACCAGCGCCAACGGCCATGCACGCGCGAAGTCCACCACGCGCGCGACAGCGGTCGCGACAATGGCCTTGAGTCTTTCGAGGAGAGCGGATGTGTCCATGCCGGCGATGCTGCCGGCGTCGGCTGGCGCGAACTTTTAACCGTTGCTACTGGGCGCTGCGAACTCGATCAAGCGCGAGGCGATGATATCCCATGGCCAGAAGAGTTGCCGCCGGCACAGCTTTGCCCTGCTACTGCTCCGCGGCAGGGCGCGCGATCACTGGCTTCCGGCGGCAGGAACAGTCTGCGCGTGGGCCCCTGTTGCCGGCTATCGGGAAAGGTGGGTGTCCCGTGTAGGAGTTTTCCTACTCAGAGAGGAAGTCGACTTGCTATTCCCAGCCGCAGCGAAGCAGCGCGCAACTCTCAGAATTGTTGTCTCTGGATGAAGCAGCACTATGTTCAAGCCACCGCTGACCGCGACGTGATAACTTCGTCAGGCGTAGCCAGCTTGTCTGCAAAGATCATCACCTCCGCGCCCTGATATCTCGACTGTGCGCTATAGGTCAGGCTGAAGGGCTGCTGGCGATAGCCTAAGTAAAGCTCGCGAATCTCCGGGACGTCGTCGTAGCTAACGAGCCAAGGCTGGGAGATCTGACCGACCATGCGCGCAATCTCAGCGTGGTCGCTGTGCTTGTAGTGGTGCTCGTAGAGCCCAGAACCCTTTACGTAGTAGGGGGGGTCCAAGTACACCAACGACCGCTTCGGCAACTGCGGAAGCACCTCCGTGAGCATGTGCGCTGCGTCAAGATTGTAGAGGTTGATTCGACGGCGCCAACGACCAATCCGCTCAATGCGGCTGATCAAATCTTCCTTGTTAAACCTCGCGTCCAACTTCCATTCACCAGCCTGCGCCTTTCCGCCAATCACGCCTCCCAGGACTATCCCGGACCGGTTCGTGCGATTCAGGAAGAAGGTCGAAAACGCCAGGTCGAGCGGAGAGGGGCAATCCTCGGTCTGAACCTCACGTTGGCGTTGCCACTCCCGCATCGTGACTCGGGTTCGGCGAATTCGACCACAAAGCGCCTCGTTCTCGTTCAACACTGCCCACCAGAAGGCGTGCACGGCACGATTGATGTCATTGATGTGGATGTGCCTTGCGTACTCCAGCCCGAGCAAGGTTATGGCAACGCCAGCCCCTCCAGCATAGGGTTCCACATAGTCGCCACCAACCAGTCGATTTGCGACCATCACATCCGCGACATATTGCGCGAGTCGCCCCTTTCCGCCCGGGTAGCGCAGTGGAGTGTTGAATTGCACGGCGCTTATCCCCTATCGGCAGTGGCCCGTTCTATCAAGGTTTCGCCTTCTTGGCCAGCGTCGAACTCTCGGTTGCGGCGAAGATACGAACGAAGTACTCGTGCCACTTCGCCCAGATCTTCTTAACTTCCGAAGCATCAGGCTCTGCCTTGAGGTTGTGCACGAAGTCATGGAGGTTGTCGATGAAGTGAATCGAGTCCGTTGATTGAACTCCCTTGCGCGCCTCGGCTAGATCCTTCTCCTTCCCGGAAGGATCAAGCGCCTTCAAGGTCGCCTTGATCTTTGCTTCCAGTGACAGCCCCTTCTCCGACCAGTTCTTCCAAGCCGGCTTGCCAGGCTTACCTGCTGGAAGAGGCACCTTCATTGTCTTGAGGTAGTAGTCGGTGCTGAGCTCGACGAAAAGGCGGCAAAGCACTGCCGCAGAGTTCGTCAGCGTCGCCACGTTGATATCCCTTGCTTCCTTGTAGAGTTCGGTGAGCCGCCTGTCCTTAATCTTCAACACGTGCTGCGACCCAGACAGCGCAAGCATGGTGCGATCAGCTTGCTTCGGAGTCGGACGGGTCGTCTTCTGGGTGCTCTTGGGTATCGTCTTCGCTGCATTTCCACGAGACGTGGGCTCGCCGGTACATGCCCTGTCGGAGAAGTCGTCGATGAGTGCCCAGCGCTGACCCTTCGAACGGATATCGTTGACGTTGAAGCCATCTGAAGTCATCCGCTCGACCAGGGCCCTTAGCAACTTCGCGCCTTTCGCGTCGTCGCCATTCTCGAAGCTCACGTCTCCTGACTTCGATATCTTCACGCCCAAGGTGGATGCCATGTACGGCATCTGGAGAACGCGGTCTAGGTTTGTCGTCTTACGACGAGTTGCGGTGTCCAACTTAGCGGGCAACTGCGATTGATCACGCAAGAAGTCGAGAACCGCCTTAGACGGCCGAACGCGGCCGCGGTAGGCGTCGGCCCGACTGGTCGCTTCTGACTCCCACTGCGCAAGCCCGCGTCCGCTCTTGGGGTTGTGCTTTCTTTCGATCCAGGTGAACGCGGTGTCCTTGTCGGGCAGTTCGGTGCATGAAACAGATCGGATCGGGTGCTTGTTAAACCGCTTCGAGAGCTTGACGAAGCTCTGGTACTGCTTCGTTCCAGATGCCAATCGCGGATCCTCCATCATCCGTATGGCAGTGAGGCGGCGGTTGCCCTCGCAAACAGTGAAGTGTCCGGGTTCGTCGTCGTCCGGGATGACGATGAACCGCTCTGCCGGGCTCAGTCCGTGTTCAAGGATGTCGGCAGCGAGGTTGACCAGCTTCTCCTTCTGATCCTCAAGCATGGCGCGGTAAGTCGCCCTGACATCATCGTATTCGCCGAGGCGGAAGTTCGAGAGATCAACGGACAGCAGATCGATGTCGATTTCATGGTTCTTTGCGCTCACGACTCCCCCAGTGGTAGTTCACAAGATCAGCAACTTCTTAAGCAGAGATTGCTACTCCGCCTTGGGTGCTGGCCGCTCAGGCACGATGTCCGCTGCCGTGATCGCCTTGCTGATCTTCTGGATCTCCCCCAGCACCTCCACGGTATTGGCACGGTAAATCTGACCATTGTCGGTGCGCACGGCCGCAACCCAGGCAATCGAATAGAACGCGGTAGCGGCATCCGATTCGCTCCACAGGTTCCACTTCAGCTCTTCGACGTGCCGGGCCTGTGCCGGAATGTCGACTAGCTTTGATCCGCTGAGCAGGCGCTGCCGCTCGCCAAACACGTCAAGGACGAGGTAGTGCACCTCGAAGGCTCTGACCGCCATTTCGCCTGCAGTAAGCGTGGCATTCGACTGGTATTGGTATCCGCCCCGCACTCGATCCGGAACATATTTCGGCGATGCGGCAGTGCCATCCGCGAGCTGCAACGGCAGCTGCGGATCGTTGATCACGTGCCACTCGCGGGTCAGAGTCGACCCCTTGTTCAGGGCAATGCCATATCCCAGATCAACAACGACCGAACCTGAAGAACCCTTGGTGACTGTCAACGGTTGCGCGCCGCTGGGCGTGCTCCAAACCAGGGCGACGACCAGCGCAATGGCCGGGGCGATCTGCCCAATGATGGCAGCGCCGGTAGAGTTCTTGCGGGACGCATCCTGGCGGCGTTGCCTGTTCCTCCACGCCTCCAGCGCCCGTTCTCCCCACGCCCACAGTACGAGCGTCGCCAGTAGCAGCGTGGCTGTCTGGATCATGGAGTACGACACCGCGTAGCCGCGCTGATAGGCAGGTGCGGCCTCCATCGAAATCTGCCACACGTAGGCACAGAAAGCGGTCATCGCGATCAGGGACATGGTGCCCCAGATCCTGATGTCGCGCTGCGTCCTTGCGCGTTGTTCTGCCCGATACACGTCGCAACCGCTGCACAACCGCATCTCATATGCAGCGATGCTGTTGTCCTTGGCGCTGATGTTCACCCGCTTGTTCTGGCTGCGCATGGCTCCCCCTGAATGGCTTGCACCGGACGTCCCGGTGTTTGGTAGGTGTCACCACCAGGCCACGTTTCGCAGTCAGCCTGACCGTGTTTGCATTTCGTCACAATTTGCCGGTCGTCAGGCGCACGCGCGCACCACCGCTGACGTGGCCCACGGCGGTGCTGCCGTGCGAGGCGGTGACGTTCGTGATGCGTGCCCCCTTCTTGCCTGCCGCTGCATCCTGCTGGCTGGAGTCCGTCAGCGCCCACTTGCGCATCGCTTCCGGCGTAGGTTCCTGACCGGTGGTCAGCTCGTAGTCGAGCGCCCAGGCTTCCAGGAAGGCGTGCACCTGGTCTGCGGTGCCGGCGCCGGTCTCGATGGCGGCGGTGCCGCTTCCGACGCAGGCGTTGTACACCGCGGCGCGGTGGCGGCCGCGCACGATGAAGGGCATCACCAGGCCAGGAATGCGCCGCTGTAGCTCTGCCGAGAGGTTGTGCTCGACAGCCTCCAGCAGGTCAGCGTTGAGCTTCAGGGGGTCGAAGTCTTTGGGTGCGCCTTCGGGTGCTTCGTACTTGCTGGGCCACAGCCGATACAGCGGGATGTCGGTGATCTCGCTGATGCGTTGTTCCACTCGCTTGGAACGCCCCACGCCCTTGATGACTTGTCGGACGCTCTTTTCCGAGATCTCGAACTCAGCAGCAATTGTTGTCGGCGACTCGCCGGCCTTTTTCAAAGCTGCACGAATGTCCTCAGGGTGCATGAGGCGCTCCGCCGTTGACACGCGGCAGAAGTTGAACTAAGGTCGCTTCCGTGGGTCGGAAACGGACTCCGATACCGACCTGTTCACGTCTGCCGAGAACATTCAATGGACGCACTCCTCATCAAATATGCGTTGCGCGCCAAGGGACACTCGATCGCCGCAATTGCGCGCACGTGCACCAACTCCGTGACCGGTGAACCGCTCGCCGAAAAGAGCGTGCGCGCGGTTATCCAGCGCGATAGCCGCTCGGCCCGCATCGAACGCCTGATTGGGTCCCTCTTGGGGTTGCCGCTGCACCACGTTTTCCCGGAGTGGTATGCGGAAGACGGCAGCAAGATCAAACATCGCCGCAAGCGCTATAGCAGCACCGTCGACAGCCTCGCACGCCTCAACGCAATGCTTTCTGAGCAGCAGGCGGCCTGACCCATGCACCCGGCCGACATCAAGGCTGCACTCAAGAAGGCTGGCGCCACTGCAGCGGCTATTGCGCGCGAGCGCGGCGTCAGCCAACCCACCGTCAGTGAGGTAATCCTGGGCAACAGGCGCTCGGCTCCCACGGAGTTGCGTGTCGCAGAGATCACTGGCCTGCCGCTGTCTCATCTCTGGCCCCAGTGGTACTCGCCAGGACCTGGTGCGCCTGAGGAACGAGGCATCAGCCTTGTCGGCTTTCGCGCGCGACTGGGCGCTGAGCTGGATCGGCTCGACCTCAGTCCAGAAGCTGTCGCTGCCGTTGCACGTGTCTCGGTGGATGACGTCAGCAGCTGGCGGAGCGACGGCGGCGCGTACCCGACGGTGCCATCCCTGATCTGGCTCGGCCAGGCCACGCGCATCGACCTGGCCTACGTGATGACCGGACGGCGCGAGGTGACCCATGGCTGACCTCACCGCCGGTCGCATGTCGCGGCGCAAGGCGTTCATCGCCGTGCGTCCTGCGGTGCTACGAACACATCCGGCCATAGCTGGTGAGCCGCAGCATCCGCTTCTGGCGAGTCGCCAACCATCGCTAGAAGTACTGCACGCCACACGTCTTCCTGCTTCTGCGGCATCCAGTGCGCTTGGCCTCGGTCACGCATGTCTGACCACAGACCGTGGTAGTGCGCCCAACGGCAGCACATCACCGTGATGGTGTCTCGATCCAGCGGCTGGATGATGCCCATGACGTCTTGGCCGTTCTCCGCAAGCGCCATCCGCACCAGGGTGCGGTCAACGTCGTCGGTGTGCGCATCCACCATTGCAGCAAGCTGCTCCGGCGGAAGGCCATGTCCAAAAATCTCCAACCCGCCCGCGTGCAACAGGCGAACGTTGGAGAGCAACTGTTCGGACTTCGTGATCCAGAAGTCCATGTCGGGGACGAGGCGGAGGCTCATGCCGCCATTTCACCCCGCACAAGGCAATTGCGCAACAGCAAACAAAGCGCGCGATTGGAACGGCCACGCCAGCGCTGGGGTGTCCAATGCGTAAGCGCGTTTGGAGAACCTGGCAGCCCACCTGTCTGGCCGAGGCGGTCGAAGGTTGTCTGGGCTATGCCCTGCACGAGCACCATCGCAGTGTCGAGCAAGTGGCCGATCTGGTCGGCGAGTCGAAGTGGACGATCTACAAGTGGGTGCAGGCCGGCGGCATTCCGGCCAGAAAGATCGCAGGGTTCGAGCACGCCTGCGGCACGCACTACGTCACGCGCTACCTGGCCGCCAGCGCCGGCAAGCTGCTGATCGATGTGCCTACCGGTCGCCGCGCGGCGCCGTCGGACATCGCCGCGCTGCAGGCGGAGTGCACCAACGCTGTCGCCGCCTTGATCGAGTTTGCCGCCGGACGCGCCAACGCGGTTGACACGCACGCCCATCTCACCGCCGCCATGACTGCCCTCGCACAAGAGCGGGGGCATGTGGAGCGGCATTCTCAACCGGAGCTTTCCTTATGACGAACCCCCGCGTCCTGGCGGCTTTGCGTCGGCGGCTTGATGTCCAGGCCCTGGCCCAGTTGCGCACCCTCGCCGTTGCTCAGGCCGAGCAGCTCGAAGCTCTACGGGTAGAGAACGAAAGCCTGCGCACCGAACTGAGTTTGGCGGAGCACTGCTCAGACAGCTGGCGCTATGACGCACTGCGCTTCCAGGACGAACTCTGCCAGCAGACCGGCGGCCAACCGGGCCTGACCAAAGCAGGTGCCTTGGTGGTTGTGCCGGCAGTGGGGCGTGGCTCGTGAGCGCCCCATCGCTGCCGCCCTCCAGAACGCTGTTCGCCAGCCTGCAGGTGCTGCTTGGTGCCTTCATTGAAGACGCGACGCAGGAAGCCAGGCAGTCGGGAGATCCGAGCGAGCTGCTGGCGTTCATCCATATCGCACAGTTGCAGATCGATCTGGTGCGCCAGATGCACGCCGCGCTTCTCCTGGCCGACGCGAAGCAGACGGATGCCGAGGCAGCAGACCCGCGCGCCGCCATCTGCAAGGCGCTGGCGCTGGGCCAGATGCTGGTGTTCTTGCCGCCGTCAGAGGGCGGGCCATGAGCGACTCCGGCTACACCAACGCCGCGCAGCAACGCGTGCTGGCAGCCACATTGGTACTGGCCGGCCACGAAGCCGTTGGCCTCGCACCCAGTCAGCTGGCCAAGGCGCTTCGCACGTCGGCGAGCAACGTGACGCGCGACCTCGCAAACCTGGTGACCGCAGGCATCGCTGAAAAGCTGGAAAGCGGCAACTACCGGCTGGGGCCGCGGCTGGTGCAGGTCGCCATCGCACACCAGCGCGGGCTGGCCGACATCAAGGCCCGGGTCGAAGAAATCGAGCAGCGCTACTCCCGCCACCCCCGATAACCCCTCCAGGAAGCAACCCACATGCCCCGTAACCCCAAGCCCGCTGCGCAAGCCATGGCACCCACCCTGCCCACCGCTTCGCCGCCGGAATTCCACAACGAGCAACAGCTGGTGGTAGCGCGCGACCACGAACTGCTCACAATCGATCTGCGATTCGCGCTGGACCACGAGCCGTACGACTGTGCGCGAACCATCAGCTATGGACGCGCCGCGGTGACGATGGAGGCACAGTCCATTCTCGTCATCGGCCGCGCCTGCCTGCTGCTGAAGGAGCACGAGTCACCCGAGCAGTTCGCAGCGTGCGTGGCGCAGATCGGCATCAGTGAGCGCTCGGCACGCAACTACATGGCCGCCACCCTGCGCTTCGGCAGCGAGGCCCGCAAGTTGGCCACGGCGAACCTTTCCGCCTCCAAGTTGATTGAGCTGGCCCATGAGCCCGATGAGGACATCGATGCGCTGCTGGAAGGCGGTACCGTGGCCAACCAGACGCTCGACCAGATCGAGCGCATGAGCGTGCGCGAGCTGCGCGAGGCCATTCGCGAGGCGCGCAAGGACAAGGCGGCCATTGACGAGATCGTCCGCGAGAAGGACGAGCGCATCAACACGCTGACCAAGAGCCGTCGCCGCATTGAGCGCAGCGGTGCGCGCGTGCAGGCAGACGAGCTGCTGACCGACATGGACGCGGCCGCCGTTGAGGCGGCATCGGCCATCCGAGTACTGCGCGACACGGCGAGCTCGATCCGCTGCCTCTACCAGGACGCCGGCGAATCGCTCGATGAAGAGGTCATTGCGCGCATCGAGCAGAACCTTGATCTGGCCCGAGGCTGGGCGGCCGACTTGGCTGAAGAGCTGGCGAAGTAGGCCATGCATCCGGGCGAGATCGCAGAGCTTGACTTGCTGCGCGGCGTGGCCGATCGCCTGCACAAGGCCGCGCATGGCTCGCGTGAGGCGGTGGTGCTGGACGCCTGCCGCATGCTTGGCTGCAAGCGCGGTGCGCTGTACACCAAGCTGCGTAAGGTGGGCTGGTGCAGCGGCAGGGCACTGCGCGCCGACAAGGGCGACTGCAGGGTAACCGAGGCGGAAGTGCGCGCGGTGTCCGCCATCATGATGGCGTCAAGGCGCATGACCGGCAAGATTCTGCTGCCGGTCTGCGATGCCATCGACATCGCGCTGGCCAACAGCAAGCTCACTGAGCGTGTCGCGCCGAGCACCATGTTGCGCTTGATGCGCAAGTTCGACTGCCATCCGACGCAGCTCCAGCGGCCCACGTCGCACGTCGGCATGGCGTCCTTGCACCCCAACCATGTGTGGCAGCTCGATGCCTCGGTCTGCGTGCTGTACCGACTGAAGAACGGCCGTACCAAAGTGCTGGACGAGCGCACGTTCAACGCGCGAAAGCCGGCCGACCTCGCGAAGATCCTCAACGAGCGATTGCTGCGCTACGCCATCACGGATCACACGACGGGCGTCGTCATCGCGCGCTACTACGTGGCCGCCGGCGAAGACCAGCGCACGCTGTTCGACTTCCTGATGTGGGCCTTCCACCCCCAGACGGGCCGGGTGATGCACGGGGTTCCGTGGATGCTGGTGTGGGACGCGGGCAGCGCCAACCAGAGCCACGCGATTCGCAACCTGCTCACGGCGCTGGGCATCCGCCACTGGGCACATGTGCCTGGCAACAGCCGCGCCAAGGGCCAAGTGGAGCGCATGCACGACATCGTCGAGCGGAAGTTCGAAGGCCGGCTGTCGTTCCTCAATGTCGAGAGCGTTGAACAGCTCAACGCCGAGCTGGACGTTTTCCTGATCTCCTTCAATGGCGTGGCAAAGCTGACGCGTGGAACGCACCAACACGTGCGCAACGCGCTGTGGCAGACGATACGGCCCGAGCAGTTGCGCCTTTGCCCCCCGGTCGAGACATGCGCCGTGTTGATGCACAGCAAGCCCGAGCTGCGCACGGTGACTGGCAACCTCACCATCACGTTCAAGCCGCGCAACTCGGTGCGGCATACGTACAGCGTGGCGGACGTACCCGCAGTGCGGTCGGGTGAACAGGTGGCTGTGGCCATCAACCCCTACTGCTCCCCCGCGATCTTCGTGATCGCACAGGACGAGTCTGGTAGCACGCGCTACTTCGAATGCGAGCCGCTGGAGATCAACGAGGCCGGGTTCATTCATGGTTCGCCCGTGTTTGGCGAGTCCTATGCGGCCCACGCCGACAGTGACGTCGATATCGCCCGCAAGCAGGCTAACCTCGCCGCCTACGGTGAGCGCGATGGCGGCGACGCACTCGCGGCCAAGGCCAAGGGCAGAGTGGCCTTCGCCGGCCAAATCGATCCGTTCAAGGATCTGCGCGAGAAGGCCGCTGCGACACCCCACTTCATGCGGCGCGGGGGCACGGACCTCGATCTCCCCAACCCGATGCACGTCGAGCCCCGCCACCACTCGATGGTGGACCTGTTGTTCGCGCTGCGCCGGCGGCTTGGCGACCGCTTCGGGGCGCGCGAATCCGAGGCTGTCCAGGTATGGCACCCCGACGGGCTGCCCGACGACCAGCTGGAGACCCTCTTTGAGCGCCTCGAGCAGCTCGACGCCGCCGGCACGCCGCCGGCCACCGCAGCGCCGCGCCTGGTCGCGGTGCGATAGGACTGTCATGAACTTCGCACTCTCCTTCGACGAACCGCCGCTTCTCTGCGAACAGCCGGTCGGTGGTCTGTTCGTCTGCCACAACCCAGCTACCTGCGACCTGGTGCTGATGCGCGTGTGTCCCCCCGAACCGAACGCCGTACCCAAGCCGGACGATCTGCACACCGTCGTGGTTCTGGGTTCCCGCGGCATCGGCCGGCGCGACCCCGGCTACGTGCCGGCCGGCGCGCTCCTGGAGCTCGACGGCAAGTCCCCCGTCACTGTCCTCGATCAGGACGGCCCGGTGGCCTTGTCCGTCCTGCGCCGTCACGACGGGACCTGATTCCACCGCCGTGGCGGCGGTTCCGCCACACCCTCAGGAGTGCCCCATGTCCAACGCCCCCGCTTCCATCAGCTACCTGCCCGGCGTCTCGAGGCCGGCCTGCGTGCGCGACGCGCAGCCCGGCGACCTGTTCGTCCTGGCCGACAAGCTCGCGCTGTTCGCACCTCTCAACCACCAGCACGTCGACGTGGTGGATACCACGCACCGCTGGTGTGTGGTCATCGCTGCCAGAACCGCCGAGGCCGGCCCGCCTGGCAAGTTGGTTGCCATCCCCTGCAGCACGCCGATGACCAAGATGCGGGTGATCGGCGGCTTGCAGATCGGGCCTGTCGACCAGGTGCACTGACATGCGCACTGGCCGCCCCCGCACCAAGCCTGCCGAGCCTTACCCGCTTCGCGATCTGATGGGCCACCACGGCATCACGCTGCGTGACATCGCGGTGGCCGGGAGCATGTCGGTATCGTCCGCCTCCCGAATGCTGCTGCACAGGCACTGGCCCGGCCACGTTCTGGCCGACCGCTGCCGCAGCGGAATCGAACAGATGTTGCGCGACCGCGGCGTGCCCGAGGTCGACATCAAAACGGCATGGGGAGGCGACCTGCAAGCCGCCCCCCACACCGCCTCCAGCAACCCACCCCGCGTAGACAGCCCGAACGCCAATCCGAGCGCTGTCGACGCGGTCATTCCCTATGAGCTACCGGAGCTTGAAATGCTATCACCCGCCGCACGTGAGCACTTCCGCCTGCCCCGCAACCCCTTCCTGGACGATATCCAGGGGCCGGGCGACGTGTTTCTCAGCAAGGAGCAGAGGTACATCCGCGAGAGCATGTACTACGCCGCCAAGCACACTGGCCTGCTCGCTGTCATTGGCGAGTCCGGCAGCGGCAAGAGCACGCTGCGCCGCGACTTGCTCGACCGGCTGCGCCGCGACAACGAGCCCATCGTGGTCATCCAGCCGAAGACCATCGACAAGTCCGCGCTCACCGCCGCGCACATCTGCGACGCCATCACGGCCGACCTCAGCACCGAGGCACCGCGCATGTCGCTTGAGGCCAAGGGGCGGCAAGTCGAACGCATCCTCTCGAACAGTGCGCGCTGCGGCAACAGCCATGTGCTGGTGATCGAAGAGGCGCACGACCTGACCAACTACGCGCTCAAGTACTTGAAGCGCTTCTGGGAGCTGGAGGATGGCTTCAATCGGCTGCTTGGCGTGGTGATGATCGGCCAGCCCGAACTGGCGAAGAAGCTCGACGAGCGCACCAACTACGATCTGCGCGAGCTGATCCGCCGCACCGAAATCGCCACGCTGCGACCGCTCAACGGCGACCTGGAGAACTACCTCGCCCTCAAGTTCAAGCGCATCGGCGTCGCCCTGGCCGATGTGTTCTGCGCTGACGCTTTCGACGCGATCCGCAGCCGGTTGATTCGACGCAAGCAGAACGCTCAGGACGTGGAGTCTCACGCCTATCCGCTGCTGGTCCACGCGATTGTCATCAAGGCAATGAACGCGGCGGCCGAGTTGGGCTTGCCCAAGGTCAGCGGTGAGCTGATTGGGAGGCTGTGATGGCCGCCCGACCGAAGCAGCGCCACCGTTACGCGACGATGCGTTTCGTGCTCTGGGCGTTGAAGCAGGATCACGTGCCGACTGTCTCTGAGATTTGCACCGAGTTCGATGTATGCGAGCACTCCGCGAGGTGCTGGCGCCGTGACTGGCTCGACGTGCGTGCTCCCCAGCTCGGAGCGACAAGCGCAACTCACCCAAAGGTCGGCCCATGAGCGCCGGGCTGACGATGCCGGACGAGACGCTGGAGTGGTTGGGCGACCGCTTCACTGCGTCGTCGCTGCGCGACGGCATGACTTTCGAGCAGTTTCTGGCGCTGCCGCAGGCGACGCGTGAGCACCGCCTCGCGCTGCAGTCCGACATCGATGCCGTTGAGCGGCAGGCGGCGCAAGCCCTGCCTCCGCGCAGCACCAGCCACAACCGCACCGTGATTGAGCCGGTGAAGCCGCCTGTGCGGCTTCGCCGGAATCCCTGGTTCTTTCGCCGGCGCTGATGCGCGGCACCTGGACTCTGCCGCCCCCGCGGAACTCCAGCCCTTCAAGGAATCCCAATGAGCACCATGAACGACATCGAAACTCTGGCCAAGCAGCTCGCCGACGCGCGGGCCGAACTGGCCGACCGCCTGCAGCGCATCAAGGACGAGCAGGAATCCGTCAAGCGTCGCTACCTGCAAGGCGCCAAGAACTCCGTCGAGCGCGTGCGCGCCGCTCACCTGGCGCTGTCCGAGGCGGTCGAGGCTGCACCCCAGCTGTTCGTCAAGCCCAAGACCCGGGTGTTCCACGGCCTGCGTGTTGGCTGGATGAAGCAGCGCGGCAAGCTGCTGTGGGACAAGGCTGAGAACGTGATTGCCGCCCTGCGCAAGCTGCTGGGAGCGGAAGCAGAGCAGTACATCGACACCAAGGAGACGCCGAGCAAGGAGCGCCTCGAGAACCTGCCCGCCGCGCAGCTGCGCCGCATTGGCGTCACCGTTACCGACGACACCGACGCCGTCGTGGTCAAGGCCACGGGCGGCGACATCGAGAAGCTGATCGACGCCCTCATCGGCAATGAAGAGGTCGAGGAGCTGGTGTCCTGATGGACCGCGAAGCCGCCCTCCGCAAACTGCGCGCCTGCCTTCGCCTGGCGTCCTCTTCGAACCCGAACGAGGCCGCCACCGCCCTGCGCCAGGCACAGGCGATGATGGCCGCCTACGGCCTTTCCGTCGACGACGTCGACAAGGACGAGATCCGCGAGCACGCCGCCAGGACCCGGAGCCGTGGTGGCTACCTGCCGGCCCATGTGTGGGAACTCGCCTGCCTGGTGGCTAAGCTCTTCCGTGGCTTTGTCTACCAGAATATGGACTCGTCGAGTGGAGTCGATTTGGTTGCGCGAGTCGGCAAGAAGGTCGCAGGCCGCCTGCTCGACGGTGCTATTCACGATGCCTTTCCGGTGGTCAGGACGTGAGCCGCGCTCGCTCCGGCAAACCCGCGCAGTCGGCTCGCTCGGTCGACCTGGCCAAGATCCACATTGCCGCGACCGCACTCGGCATGATCAAGCCCGGCGACCGGGACACCTATGTCGCCATGCTGCGCGAGGTCGCCAAGGTCGACTCCGCTGCGGACCTGGACGCCGCCGGCCGAGCCAGGGTGTTGGCGCATCTGCGCAGCTGTGGCTGGGCAGATCCCTCTCACCAGAAGCCTCCCGAAAGCACCGTGCGCTACGAACGCGGCACGCCGGCCGCACTGATCCGCTGGCTGTGGACACAGCTGGCCAAGGCCGGCCTGGTGGACGACAGCTCAGAGCGCGCCCTGCGGCGCTACATCGCCAACCATGCAGGCCTGGGCACGCCGCCAGAAACGATCACCGAGCGCGACCCTCGCCACCTGGACCGCAAGGAAACCAGCCAGGTCATCGAGCAGCTCAAGCGCTGGCTCGCGCGGAAGGACGGTCAGGCATGACCGACGAACGCCATAGCTCCAACGCACAGCGCGTTCCCGAGCTCATGGTGGCGCTGGCCGACGTTGCCCAGCGCGTCATCCTGGCGCGCTGCCCGGAGTCGCTGGACCCGGACATCGGCAGTGAGATCGCGCGCGCATTCTGCATCGAGTTCGGTGGCGAACTGGTCTACATCCCCAAGGGTCACCACCTGGCCAAGCACGCCCGCGACCAGGCCCTGTACGAGTACTTCGTCCGGTCCGGCCGCAACGCTCAGGCCACCGGAAAGCAATTCGATCTCTGCGTGCAGCAGGTCTATCGGCGGATCAACATGATCGAAGAAGGCGAGGCCGCTCGTATCCAGCCCTCGCTGTTCGGCGGCGAGAGCACTGAGGGTTGATCGAGGCCGTTCTGGCCTTGCGCCGCCTTTCATCAGGCGCAACACTCTTTCAAAGTTGCCGCCCAAGTGTTCCCATGGTTTCCCACCATTTCCCGGATTATCGTGCTCACCCCGGTCTATTTATCGTGCTCCCCGACACGCTGAAGCGTCTGCAGCCGCGGTGCTTGCCGCGGGCTCGCGAAGCGGCTGGATCAGCATGGTTCAACGCGCGCCCCGGAATGGTGCAGTGCGAGATTGACGGCGACCCGGCTGGCTGTAATCTGCGCTCGCACTTCCGCACGGGGGCACGGCGGAAGCAGCGACCCGACCCGTCCGTCGTCCGGGCGAATTCCTGAGTTTGGTTCTCCGCAGATCAGCGGCGGTGCGGCGGCGTGTTGTTTGAAGCAGTGCGGAACGCGAAGCGCGGCCTGGCCGCATTCGCTGCGGTTGCTCGTTCGGCGGCGCGGGAAATCTCTCGCGTCGAATCCCTGGTCCTTCGAAGGAGTCTGGCAATGCGTCATGTCGTACCTGCTGCACTGGCTTGCGCGATTTCGTTGTGTCTCATCGGCAGCGTCGACGCGCGCAGCGTCGCCAAGCCGGATGCCGGTTTCCGGCTCGGTGATGCGACCGTCCTGCCGTCGCCCGACCTGTCCAAGCTGACCGCTGAAGACGCCAAGACCATCGGCGGCGCCTACCGCTACGGGGTGCAGATTCCGGTCAGCGGCATGCGTATCGGTCAGAAGGGCTTTGGCAGCTGGAGCAGGACCGCCAAGGGCCAGTCGGTGTGGACTTGGAAAGCCGTCTCGCCGGCGGCGCGCACCATCGACATGCACTTCTCGCGTCTTGTTCTGCCTAGCAGCGCCACCCTGATCATCAAGGGCGAAGGCGAAGGCAATCAGCGCTTCATCGATGCCAGCCAGCTGAGCGGAACCGAGTTCTGGTCGCCCTACATTGCCGGCGAAAGCGTCACCCTGCAGCTGGTGGTGGACGCCGCGCAGCAGAAGCAGGTGGAGCTTGAGCTGGCGGCAGTGACCCACGGCTACCGCGGCATCTTCGACACCGCCGACTCGCTCGAGAAGTCCGGCTCGTGCAACGTCGACACCATCTGTGCCACCGGCAATGCCTGGCGCGACCAGATCGACGCCGTCGGCCAGTACACCTTCAGCCAGGGCGGCAGCTCCTATGTCTGCACCGGTACCCTGCTGGCCAATACCTCCAACAGCACCACGCCCTACTTCCTCACCGCCAACCACTGCCTGAGCACGCAGACCGTCGCCAGCACCATGGTGGTGTACTGGAACTACCAGAGCGCGACCTGCCGCACGGTGGGATCGACCGCCAGCGGCACGCCGATCAACAAGAGCATCGCCAGCCATTCGCAGTCCGGCGCCACCCTGCGGGCAACCCGCTCGGCCAGCGACTTCACCCTGGTGCAGCTCAACTCGGCGGTACCGACGG